AAATATAGGTATGCGCACGTTTACCTTGTGCAATAGCACTCGCTACTTGTGATTTATATGTGTATTGTTCATAAATACCGCTAGCATTGTAGCCACCAATCTGGGCAATAGCGAATTTATCATGTGCATAGCCAAAACGGCCTTGTTCGCCTTGATAAATCGCCCAGTCAACGCCTTGATCACCTTTTGCAGCGAATACATTTAAAGGAGTAACTGCTACCAACGCTACAATAATCAACGTTACAATTTTTTTCATAAAGACACCTTCCTCGTAATATATATTTTGAAGAAACTTTCATTCCTTCAATCGCCCTTAGGGGCTATTCCTAATATGTTTAAATAAAATAACGATTACTACTTGGATACTGTAGGATATTCCTGAATAATAAGTCTTGGAAAGGACTTACGGGAAGACGCTATCACCTTCTGCAGTTTTACTGCGACAGAAAGTCTGTGACCCGAACCGTTGGTATAACCTCCAACACACTAGCTGAGTCCATTGACCTCTACCAATCCTAGTAGAGATTGGGTGGCTTAGAGGTTTAATGAATGAAACTCTATTATGCGAGGCTGTCGTTAGACAACGTGATTCTGGGATATCCCACAGTACCCAAGCAATTTCCGAATAATCAATGAAAGGAGGTCCTTCCACATGAAACTATTTGTCGGTTTAGACGTTAGTTCTGAAAAATTAGATGCTTGCTTTATGACAGACGATTCAACTTGCTCTGTTTTAAAAGAAGCATCTTATGGAAATAGTCAACTTGGCGCAAGCCAGATCAAAGAATACATTCTCGAATTTTCTCAAAAATTTGAGATAGAGAGCTTAGTGATTGGAATGGAGGCCACATCTTTATATAGCTTTCATCCAGCTATGTTTTTTAAAGAAGATCTTGAGTTAAATCAATTGAACCTTATGGTTTCAGTTGAACAACCAAATAAAATTAAAAAGTATCGTGATATTTTTGAAGAAAACAAAAACGATCAAATTGATGCTTTTTATATCGCTGACTATTTTCGCATCCAAAGGCAAGTCAACTCCATCATTAAAGAGGAAGAATACCTTGCCCTCCAACACTTAACTAGAACGCGTTATCAGCTAATTAAACAGCTGGTTCGTACAAAGCAACACTTTATCGAAAACATTTATTATAAATGCAACACGCTTTCTAAAGAACTAAAAGCAGAAGGTGGATCCGTTTTAAGTGCCACATTAGTAACTCTAATGACGGAAGATTACACAATGGACCAACTTGCCGAACTGTCATTAGAAGAGTTTGCGAACCTAATTCAAAAACTAGGGAAGTATCGTTTTAAAAATCCCGAAGGAATTGCAAAGGCAATTTCTAAAGCCATACGTAGTTCCTACCGGTTAGGAAAAGTCCATCAGGACTCTGTAGATATTGTTTTGGGTGTTCTAGCCAAAGAAATTCGTAGTCTTGAAAAGTTAATTAAAGACTTAGACAAAGCCATTGACGATTTAGTCGTTGTGCTACCTGAATATCAATGTTTAACCAGTATTCCAGGAATCGGTCCTGTTTATGCTGCGGGTATACTCGCTGAAATTGGCCCTATCAATCGCTTTTCAGATGAAAGCAAATTGGCTAAATATGCCGGTTTATATTGGCGACAGAACCAATCAGGTAACTCTGAGTATGAAAATACTCCTATGGCCAAACGAGGCAATCGTTATCTCCGTTATTATCTAGTTGAAGCCACCAACTCCGTAAGGAGATACGAGCCTGAGTACCATGCGTATTATAAGAAAAAATACGCTGAAACACCCAAGCATAAACACAAACGAGCCATCGTACTAACCGCAAGAAAATTTACGCGTCTGGTGGATACGCTACTACGTAACCATCAACTCTATATGCCACCAAGGAGCGTGATAGATAAATAACAGTATGTTATTGACGCTAATCCTTGGAAGTACCCGAAAAAATTTTTAATTTTGGTCGGGTTTAGTTCAGTGCGCTTCAAAAATTAACTACCTTTAAAAATCTTTTGAAAAATTATCTTGACTTATTACCACTAGACTATTTTTTATTTTTTAAATTTTTTATGAAATCTTCAAATAGCTCCGTAACTACTCCCATCTTCTGATAGTTCTCAAATATCGATTTAATTTCCATCATCAGATAGCCAACATACAGAACATATAATAGCCCCACACCAGCGCCACCAGGTACTAACGGTGCTAAGGGAATGAAAAAAAGCAGCAAGACAATACTTGCTACTTTCCTTAATATTCCGTTGATCCCTATTTTACTTTTAAACTCAATTTCTGGATTTATCTTGGCTGCGATAGTGCCGCTAATAAAATCAATAGTCATTGCAATACAAATCAACATTAAAACATATACTGCTTTATAATCTGGGTCTGCTACAAAACGCTCCAAAAAATCAAATAACGCCAAACCTACTTACCTACTTTCCGACAATTTCTTTCGCTTCTTTTTCTGTAATGCAAAGTGGGACAAACTCCATTACTTGTTCATCTGTAAAACAGCCCCAGTCATACATCATTTTAATGTCATCAAATGTAAACATTTTATTCCACTCCTTCTGCTAATTTTTCGTTAATTTCTTTTACCTGATTGGTTAATTGATTAATCGCAAGCATTGATTTTGCACTAATTTGCGCAAAATTATCTGCTTTTTTCGTTACTTCTGAAAGCTCTTTTTTTAAATTCACGTCATTAACCATGAGTTTTGAATTCAATTGTTTTAATTCCGCATTTTCGGCTTGTAATACCTCAATGTCGGTTGGTGGTGTTGGCTCTGGTTGTGGTGCATTTTCTGGATCATGAATCAATTGTGCGCCATCATAACGCCAATTCATAAAATCAAACGGTTCTTTTTTCACTTCAAGCTCAACATTATCTGGTTGTTCCATTGTAGAATAACCTTCTAAATAGCCAATTCTATTTTCAATCCAAATTTTCATAGCTAACTTTCTCCTTTCTTAAATTGCATACACCCGTGTCAATACAAAAGTTTTTGAAGCAGTATTATTATTTTTATGGCCTAAAATTTGCGTATTGCTTATATAAATATATTTGTTGTATTTTGCTCCATTCAATGTTTCTAAATGATGAACAACCGCACGACCTCCAAATTCCACTATATGCGTTTTTGGAACAAATACATAGTTCAAATCCCAATTGTCTCCTAGGCTTGTACTTGTGTTATATGGTTGATATAAAAATAACCAGCCAGAAAGACATTGATCCAATGGTAAACTCGGATTAATTGATTGATTTTCCCCCATATACCATGCTCCTGACCAAACTTTTTTACCTACATTTAAAATATTTGTTTCAGATAACTTATTTAGTAACTTTTCAAGACTATCAAAATTTTCTTCAATAGCTTCTGCTCCGTTCTCCATCCCTCGATAAATTCTGGTTAATTCCATATTCTCAACATCCTTTCTATATAATTAAATCAAACACTATGGATCGACTATTTTTTTCATCTATAAGTAAATATTTAT